TCACCTCGGGCCATACGTTCTGCATGCAATAATTGTGCATCAGACATAGCCACTTTAGTTCTTTGTCTATTGGAATAAATTTTAGCTCCAGCTTTTAGAGCCATTCCGGCTAGATTAAACCACATATTAGAACCACTTAGCTTTAACTGGTTTTTTATCGGATCTCAAACGTTTTGTACCTTTAACGGTAACCGTTTGAGTTTCAATAGGATCAGTAGCTTCAATTTTAACGCCACCTTTTGGATATCCATCTTTTCCAGCACCTAATTCTTTTGTAATCTTCGGTGCATCAACATATCCTGATCCTCTTTGCCAATCTTTACTCATAATTATCTCCTTTTTCTATTTATACTTACTTTTTCTTAAAATTTCTACCAAAATCATGACGTTTACTTTTATCGGCCATTTGTTGCTTTTCTAAAGAGACCCCTGCACGTAAATGAGCTAATTCTTCGTTTTGTTCTAGCTTTTCATCGTGTTGTTGGTCGCCCACCATGACTTTCATAGTATCTAAACCGATTCGGTCTTCGTCATATTCTTTTTTACGCTCGTTATCCATCGCTCTAAGGTCTAATTCTCTCGCTTTTAGCTTCATTAATGGATCGCCACCGAAACCACCGGTAATTTTGTTTTCTTCCTTCGCATACTCTTCCGTCATTTCAGCAATTAACACCGCTTTTCGCGCTTCGATCTGATTAGTTAACTGTTGAATACGTTGTTGCGCTTGCATCACTTGCGGATTTTGCTGCGCGGCTCGCGGGTTTTGCATGACAGGTCCCATTTGTTGTTGAAGGGCTTGTAATTCTTGTAATTCTTTTACAAATTCTAACTGAACTTGTTCTTGGGCCATAAAGGAAATGTGTTCTAAAATATTTTTCTGTATCGCTGCCATAACTTGTGGATTATTTTGCACCATGTTTAAACTCATAAAATGTAAATGGGCATCGATGTGCGCTTTATGGTCTTGTCCACCAAAAGCTTGAAAAGGTTTTCCTGACATTGCTACAATATGTTCTAAAGCAGGATCCATTGGAATCGGTTTCAGCGGCGCCGGTAAAATGGCGTTAATATTTTTAACTCCAACCGCTTCATACATACTTCGATACGCTTGATATAAGTTATGAAGTTGTGGATTTGATTGCGCCAGTTGTAATTGCATTTGCGCCATCGAAATTCTTTGTGTTTGAGAAAAGATATTCGGATCGGCTACCGGTAGAATATCTACACGGTCATCAAAATCGGTTGCTTTAATTTCTTTTTTCGCATTAGGAACATCGTAAGGATAAACGGGGGGTAAATAAGTTTTAAAAACTTGCGCTAATAATTTAAATTCTTGTTTAAGTCCGACGTAGAGTCTTTTATGAATCGCCGACATCACTCTTGATCCTCTTTCAAGTAGCGCTACGGTTGTTCCGACAGCCGCTTGCTGATTCATATCGCCTACTTGATTGTCTGCGATGCTCGCGAATCGTTGGCCCGCTTGAACCACAATCCCCATCAATTGTAATAAGGTTGGTGAAGGTTCCTTATAAGGCAACTGCATAAACGAGTCTCTAATATTGCCTCCCGGAGCGTCGACATCTCTAAATTCTCCCGGTTGTAAAGGTTGTGCATCGTCTCGAACTCTTATGCCTCTTGTTTTAAATCCGGCAGGAAGATTGGCTAACGTACCTGCATCTAAAAGTTGTCTTAATGCAGAAGTTGCTGTTCTAGATAATCCACCAATCATGTGAATTAAACCAAAACCATAAAAACCTAATCCTGGTAAAAATTTGAAATGAACAAAATAATTTATTTTATTTTTTAAAGGGTCATCTAATTTATAATTTCTTCGAATGGATAAAACTTTAAAATTAGCTTCATCAACAGTTACGACGTAAGGTAATTTAATACCCGTTGGTTCTCCGTCTTCACCAACATCTTCATAGCCTTCTAAATCTAAATTGGTATGAACTTCAATTAAAGTATAAACATCGTCTTGCTTATCTTTGGTAATCCCTTCAAGTTCATGTTCTTTTTTAGTTAATTCATTTTCTGTAATTGGAGGTTCCCCTAACTCAATGTCTCGATAAAATCCTGAAACCTGTTGTTTACGTAAATCATTTTGAGAAATTTTAATAACGTGTACAATCGCTTCCGCATCTTCTAAAGAAGTGGCAGCATAAGGTACCACCAAATCATCCGCCGGGATGAATTTGGAAACGGCCCTACCTAAAAGTTGGTCGTAATAGACTTTCTTGAATGTAGAGCCGGCGAGGGGTAAATAAAAAAGCATTTGATCAAACTCAGGTTCATATTCTTTCATCTGATCCATAAGTTGATAATTCATAAAATCTTTTACACGATGCGCTTGATCTTGTTTCGCTTCATTCACATCGCCTAAAATCTGTGCTCGGACAGGTCCGTCAGCAGGTAATAATTCTTTATAAGCTGTTGCTTGAAATTGTGTAACCGCTTCAGCAAGTACTGGGTGAGTCACGCCTGACGCGCCTCTAAAAGGTTCGGTTCTTCTATCATATTTAAATCCTAAAAGATCTAAACCTTCTCGATAACTATCTTCCCAGTCTTTTCTTGAATTTCTATAATCTCTATAATCGTCGGTAAGTTTGGAACCTAAATCATCTAAAACACTATCTTCTAAAAATTCTGCCAAATTGGCATAGTGATCTTCTCCCCCTTGAGGCGAAGCTGTAGCAGGGTCAAAAGAGACTTCTGCGCCTCCTTCTTCCGTCATTTCTATTTCAACGGGTTTTCCTTCACTATCAACTTGTTGAATTTTTTCTTTAATTTCTTCTTCGATTTCCACTTCTCCTGGAATCTCAACGGTAGTTTTAGTATTGGGTAATGGTTTCTCTATTTTAGCCATTTAACTATTCTATACTCTCTTATTGATTGTTTCAACACCTGAAAGGGTTCTATCCTGATATTTTAGCATTGTCAATTTCTTCTGGATTGAAAAGGTCATATATAAAACCTTCCTTGTTTTTGTATTTTTGATACTGGTCATAAGCGGTTAAACCGGTGCTTAGAGCTAATCCGGGTAAACCTAAAAATCGACTTGCACCCCTGATCATTCCTGGACTCATTCCAAGTCTCATTACAGAAGCTAACTTACCGCTTTTATCTGCTAATCCTGCAGCTTTTGTTAAAGGAGACATCGTTGCCAACCCTAACCAGTTAAAAGGATCTTTTGCAATTTCAGATGGATCTCTTCCTTCTTCAATTTGTTTATTAATAAAGTATGCATCGATGGCCGCCGTCGGTAAGGGAGCTCCTAACGCCGCTAATTTTTTTAAAGCGCCTTTCCCTATACTTCGTCCTTTTTTAGTAGCCAAACCCGTAACCGCTGTTCCCGCTACGACAGGAATTGGATTCTCTACCGCCCATGTTAGTAAGCCGGCCTGCGATACCTTGTCATCGGTTTGCGGATCGAGGAAAGCTCCTACTTCTTTATTATATTTAACTGATGGAACTTCTTCTGGTTTTGGTAATTCTTTTTCTGATTTTGGTAATTCTTTTTCTGGTTTTGGTAATTCTTTTTCTTCAGCAGATGCTAAAGTTGTTGCAGCTAATGCTGCAGCAGTACCTACTCCTAAAACTTTTAAAGCACCGGGCAATTTAATTCCCATACTCGTTATATTTTTTAAAACATTTGGCAAAATTTGTTTAGTTGGATTAATAGCAGGAATTAATTTAGCTCCTAAAACTTGTCCATCTATATTAATTCTCCATCCAAATTTTTTAAGTGTTTTTTCAATATTAGCAATATTTTTTTGTATTATAGGATCTGCGCTTCCTAAATTTTTTGTTAAATAAGTATCTACTGATTGTAAAAAGCCCGAATTAACATTATAGGGAGCTAATTGTCTATTAATAGGCCATTCAATATTTCTAGCTTCTGTTTGTACCCCCTTTATATGTTCAATATCTAAAATACCATTTTTTCTTTTAGCCGCATTAATTAATTCTTCTGCTGTTTTATTTTTAGATACAACTTTACCATCAACTAATTTTAAATTTAAAGCGTCGATTAATTTTTTATTTTTTAAAATTTGTTTAGGGTATTTTTTATAATATGTATTAACTTGATCTCTAATTATTTTTTGACCCTCGTTAATATTTGCATACCGTTCACCCCCTACATATTTTTGTCCTTCTGCAAGTCGTGATGCTCTAAGTCGTCCCCGATGCAAAGGATCTGCTACCGGATATTTTAATTTATTCTTTTTAGCTAACCCACTATTGGCTGCCACTACGGTATCTTCTGAAATACCAAATTCCTTACGTAAGAATTCATTAGTAATTGGATTAGAAGTAGAAGCTTTTGGATATTTAAATCTTTCTTTCAAAAAATTTAAATATTTCTTTTCTTGTTTCGCGTCTTTGAATCTAATACTTATGTCTTTTTGGGCTCCTTTCGCTCCTCTCGAAACTCGAGTAGGTTTGTCAATTTCTCTTTCTTTAAAATATTTTCGAGACGCTTCTAAAGCTTTTTTTGCTCCTGAAATTGTTCTTCCTTCTGACAAAACTCTATCCGAAGTTAAATTAGCATATAGGGCTCGTTTGCTTATTCCAGTTTCCCTTAATATTTCTTCTCCATAAGGAGCCCTGTTTAATTTCTTTTTTAATGTATCAAAAGTTTCATTAAGTGTTTTTGCAAGAGTAGGTCTAGTAGACATTTCTGCTTTAGAAATACTAACTGGAGCTTTTCCATTCTTCATAGACTCAAGAGCTTTTCTAACATTTCCCTCTGATCCATAATTCGGATTAGCTTCCAATATTTCAACTGAAGTCCATCCTTTTAAATGAAGTTTTTTTATTTTATTAAAATAGGGCTCTAAACTCATTCCTGGATACATCTCGCTCCGGGAAATTGAAGTTGGATTTTTTCTAATATTATTTCTTTGACTATAAGTAATATCTTCCCAAGGAACACTGTGTTTTCTTAGGGCTATTTTTTTCTGCTTGACCGTAGGTGCTTTAATAGCCACTATCTCCTCCTAGCGAACATCGTAGCGAGGCCACCGTCTTTATAGCTTTTATATCCAACTA